CAGTTCGCGCACTTTCTCATACTCGGCCCATGCCTGATCACGTGCTTTCTCATAATCAAAATATACCTGATCACACCCCGTCTTGTACTCTGCAAATGCCTGCTCGCACGCCATCATGCACTCCGCCAGGGCCTGATTACACATCTTATCATACTCCACATGTGCCTGCTCGCGCGCTTTTCGGTACTCCAGCCAAACAGGTTTCACCAGGTTAAAAGTCTGAATACACTTATCTTTATCCGCCCAATCTGGAACAGTGCCTGGATGATCCCAAACAAACGATTTTATCGTCCATGTGGGAAATTCGAATGCCACAAGGTCATCATTGTTTTTAAATTGTGCCGGCATCCTCTCTAATACATCGTAATGAGAGATGTTTCCGGTTTCATTCGGTTCAATAAAAAATACTGTTCCGTTTCTGTGGTAAAATCCGCCAAATCCATTGCACATTTTTATCTCCTGTTTATTTGTGGCTCTCCCTTTTGGGTGGTGGTAAAGCCGCCACCCATTTTCAAAGGAGAAGAAAATGCTCCGGTTATACCTTTGCAATTCTTACTGTTGGTGCGCCCTCTTTCCTGCAAACATTAATTTTTGTTCTCCTTTAGCTTAAACATTATGTTTCGCAATTCACCAAGAGGTAATCCCAAAACACCATCTTTTAACAATATCTTCCCAGCCTCGCTATCGGCATCAAACCATACTGATGGACTAACTTGAAAATTTTCAAAATCATCTTTTACAACTGCGACCGAATCACCATCTTTCATCACTTTCATTCTGTCTCTCCTTCAAGTAGTTCTTCTTGCCCATTTTCTTTGCGAGCATAGGTCAGCAGTGTTTGCGCCTCTCTCACTGCCATCGGATCTGGAGCCCATGCCCCGCCGCTATCCTGGCTGGGAGCTAACCATCTCAACAGCGCATATGTTTGCGGTGCGGTCAGTTCATTTTTATGTGCAACGCCAACCAGATATAGCATGGCTTCATGGCGTTTCATATCTGCTCCATTTCCGGCATAGCAGGTTTCAAGATTAATAACAACGGATGTGCGTTTTTTCTCCAGAGTTTCTGCATCCCAGTTTTTGTTATATATTTTTTCAAATTTTTGTATTTGCGCTTTCAGCTCTATGGGGTCATAGGGTCGTTTGTTGCCGATTGGTTTTTGATCTGGTTTGTTTTCACTGTCTGATTTTTTATTGAGTTCGTTTTCGCTAATAATAAAACTCTCATCTATCACCCAATCCGGATTAATTTCCTCTGGAGTATACACGGACGTTCCATAAAAAATATCAGGGCAATAAAATCGCACTCCGTTTGACAATGCACGAGAAAAATACATATTTCTCTTATATGATTTCCAGTTACTTTTGTAAAGTAATCCAGCGTCCTGAGCATCACTCTCATCGAAAGAGCTATCTCCTAAGTGTTCTGGTTTGTCGTTTTTTATTTCATAAAACGAAATGATACATCCTTGCTTGTCAAGATGTTTTATCCTATAGTCATATTTTGGATGTGCCTTAATTTTGGATGCCATTAATCCAGCAGACAATGTTGTTTGCCCGTTAATGATGTAAATATTTCGCATGGAGGCAAATGCACCAATCCCCAATTCTTGCCCAGCCATAATTTTTACAAACGCTTGTGCCGTGGATTTGATATCGTCAAATAATCCAGATTGATACATGATACTAGCAATGCTATTCATATCGTCAATTGAGTGGATTATCCCATGCTCAATTATTGCCGTTTCCTGTTTTTCTTCTTTTTCTACAATCTCATTTATTTCTTCCATTTTTTCCTCCAATATTTTTTCTATACAGATCAGCCAGAAAATTGTGTAATTCCAATGAGTCTTTTGGAAATCCGCCGAAGTTTTGCTTGATCTGGTTCAGTAATTCATTTTCACCCAGGACCATACACAGTTCTCTGGCGTAAAATCTGATGTGCTCTTTCCGCATAGCCATATCGCGTGCTACCCAATCAACCATTTTTATAACTCCTAGAACGGAACCTCAAAGACATCATCAAACGGTTCCGCTTCCATGATGGGATTTTCAACGTACATTTTGCAGTTCGGACAGTAACAGCGCAAGTCCTCGGCAATATTATCTTCTGCACCCTCACCGGCGATAAACCGGTATCCACCAGTGGAAAAATTGTGTATCTCGCACACTGTCCAGCATTCCGGGCAACGTGCACCGTGCGATTTTTGTACAGCAAGCATTGTTTTTCCTGTCATTTCTCCTCCTTTTTATCCTATCTGCCGGTTACCCCGTTTTCCAATTCTTCCGCCATTCGTTCGGCATCCAAAATTGCACCGTCTTTGTTTACTCTCAGTAATCCGGTGCTGATTTTCTCGCCATCGGGTTTAGTGATTACACCTTCCCAACGCGGGAGGTCCTGTTCCCAATGTCGTTCCGCCGTGCATTTAATTTTTTTATCATCTGGCTTTTTCCAATAACTGTCCAAAATGATATTTCCGCTTGGGTCAATTTTCCCAACGATCGGGATCAATACGGTTTCCATTGCGTGTTCCAGGATGTCAATAACTTCATCCTTGAGAAATCTTTTATTTTTCTTTGCACGCTCTACTAACTGTGCGTGCAATGTGTCTGATAACTCTATGTGTAATTTTGGCATATTTGACCTCCATTCGTTTATATCATTATAGTACCCGCTAGGTATATTGTCAAGTAGCAGTTTTCTTTGGTCTTCCCCCGAGTTTGCCATTTTTTCTGGAAGCGGCTGCTTTTCGCTCCGATTTGATGGAGCCCAAAATTGACGCCGCATTAGATATGGCAATCTGCTCGAGTAACCACTTAGCATCGTCCTGTTCTGTACCAAAACCTGGAAAGATATCATCCAGATCATGGCATGTATATATCTCTACAACCTCATGCTCACGGGCGACACTCTCGTAGGTTGAGCGAGGATCACATGTATATGAGCCATCATCGTTCCGGTAGATGACGGCGTCCTCGTTCCAGCCATGCAATTTTTCTATCATGCAGTCAATCGCGGTTTCTAAAGATTTCGTGTTCATTTTTTCTCCTCATAATATTTTTTTATGGCATCATCGCCCTCTATTATCGCCCGTTCTTTCGATTTCACAAAATCTGTCATAATATAGTGAGGATGCCAACTGATTGCTCTCCAACCTCTTTTTGTGTGCTGGATTATATATTCTTTGCTTTCAATTTCATAATTCATTTTTCTCCTTTCCAAAATTTATAGATTTGTAAAACATCTTTTGCTTACAGTGATACTTTTTCCTGCTCTCCCGTTAGCCAGGCTACGGTTGTCGGTGTAACTTAGTACAAACAGCGAAAAAACAAGCTGTTTTATGGTTAGACCACCACCGATAACGCTTCTAAAATATATTTTTTTCATTTTCGTCTCCTTTGCCGGTGTACAATCCCCGCCGGCAGGGATGAAAATTATTGGTTGATAGCCTCGCTAATAGACTGCTCAATATCATCTAAATAGTCTTGGTATCCGTAGTCATAGATGCTACAACCATCTGTGTACAACTCCTCATCTGGTATATCCCCATATCCGCAGTGATGGTCTATCTGTATTAATGATCCGTCATCGCGTTGATGCCAGGTCTGATCGGATGCCTCAGTGAGTTGATAGATACTGTTATCGTCCAGATCGAGATAGAGCTGGTGAGATAACCCGTCCCAATGTGATCCGTCAACCCCACAAATAAACCAGTCCATTAATGCCTGCTCATTCTTTTCCATAATTTCCTTTGCATTCATTTCAGTCTCCTTTATTTATTTTGATTTTTTAATTCCGCGATCCGTGCGTGCGGGTTGTAACCTATGTCGCTTTTTTTGTAGCAGCAAGCATATGTCTGTCTGGCTGCATCGTCATGAGACATGTGATCGTCAATGCGATACTCGTAGTATTTGTTAACTAGGTAGGTAATGTCATCGCGACTGACTGGGCGCTCTATTAACTGTGCGCCAAAATCTCTGGTACCATCCTCGCGGAGAGGATACTCACGCATAACATCCTGGGTTGCGATAATTTTATCAATGAGTTCATTTTTTGATTTTTCGATCGCTGCCGCTTGCTCTGGAGTTAATTTTGTTTTCATTTTTATCTCCTTTTATTTGACCTTGTCTCATCAGCCGGCAAGTGGTCAACCTCGCCAGGACGCTCCGAGTGGAGCGTTTCGACGTTAATCATCAAAGGATAATATTTCCGATTTCCACGCATCATCGTTAAGCTCTTGCGCAAGTTCCGCGACATTTACGACTGTATCGATTCCATCGATTTGTTGGATGGTTGTCTCGTCATTAGTGATGTCAATAATAATGGGTGTGATTCCCAACTCTTTTGCTGCCCGTAGCCTATGGCATCCCTCAATTGCTAGCCACATACCATATATCTCGCTCCATATGCACTTTATTTCAGGCGCCCCTAATTCTAACATTTGGGTTTTTACATGTGTGAGCCACTCTTCGTCAAAATGCTTGTGAAAAAGTGCTATCTCCATCTCATTTCTCCTGTTTTTTTGTATTTGATGTCTATAGTATAGTACCTACCGCTGGGTTTGTCAAGGGGCAATATAAGTAAAATGTCATGTTTTTTATATGACATTCTTCTTAACTGATAGTAGCCATTAATCAGATGATTGCTTGCAGATTTGTATACACGTGGTATAATAAACAGAAAAGGAGCTATATATGACTGCTGATCTAATATCGAGTGTTGCCGGTGTTATCCTGTCGCTGTTGTTTTCCTACCTGCCTGGACTGTCCAGTTGGTATGGAGGGTTAGTAGGCGACAAAAAGAGACTCATTATGCTGGGTATGCTGGCGCTGGTTGCCGGTGGCATGTACGCGCTGGATTGCGGCGGAGTGTTGATTAAATTTGCTCCTGACCTGGCTGGTATGTGCTCCGCTACTGATGGCTGGGTGCAGGTGGTGCGCGCATTTGTGGCAGCTATGATCGCTAACCAGGCATCGTTTGCCCTGAGTCCACAAAAATAATCATTTCTCCTCTCAAGTCCCCGCCCGTCGTTCTCCTCGTCGGGCGGGGCAAAGGTATCATGACTAACGATCCCTATGTCGTATGTCCAGAGTGTGGCAAAACATATCACATGTGTGAGGGACATAACTGTGAGTACGGTACATACGTACCGCCGGTTGATAGCGTGCGTTGTACAGTCCAGGATCAGGATGGGGATGATGTGGAGATACGTGTAGAGCATGGATAGTCTAGTCGATTTTCCGGCGACTGTGTGCCGAGTTAAAACCATGGTCGATGGTGGTATCCGCGTCGAGCTGGATTTGCCGGAGACCGAGGGACAGATACTATCTACCATGCACGACCTGCGCGGTAGATACCTGCGAGTCGTGATATATGATGATGACGAGTTTAAAACAGCGGTAAACACATAGACGGTATACATGGGTGACAGCAAAGCGAGCGTAAAAAAACTAACCGCCTTGGAACGCGAACGACAGGGTATGGCGTTGCGCATGGCCGGCTATACCTATGATGCTATCGCGGAGAGATTGGGGATAACCAAGCCAGGAGCGTATAAGGCGGTCATGCGCGCGCTTGGCAGACTGAGAACTCAGGTTATGGAGGATGCCGGTCAACTGCGCACGCTGGAGCTGCAGCGGTTGGACGCTTTGTTTGAGCAGATGTATAGTCAGGCAGAGCGCGGCAACCAGGGCGCGATAGACAGATGCATTAAAATAATGGAGCGGAGGGCGAAATTGCTCGGGCTGGATTTGCCTCTGGCAGATGAGGGCGACGATTCAACCAGGACGATATACAAACTCCCAGCCGATTCTATATCAGATAATTTTTATCCTATTTATCGTGATATCTGGGCTGGCGGTCATAACGAGTATATCCTCTCCGGCGGGCGCGGATCGACTAAATCCTCGTTTGCGTCTCTCGTGACCATTGAGCAGCTACTCAATAATCCACAGGTACATGCGTTGGCACTGCGCCAGGTCAAGGACACATTGCGTGATAGCGTATACAATCAGCTGGTTTGGGCGGTCGATTACATCACGGGCTTCTATCCGGAGCTGGAAGGTAAATTTAAATGCACGACAAATCCATTGGAGATCACTTACAAACCAACCGGTCAAAAAATCTACTTTCGCGGTGGAGATGATCCGCTAAAAATAAAATCTATTAAGCCACCGTTTGGATATATAGGTATTTTGTTGTTTGAGGAGCTCGACCAGTTTAGAGGCACCGCCGCCGTGCGCTCCATTGTGCAGTCTGCCATTCGCGGCGGTGATCATGCCATCCAAATCAAAGTGCTCAACCCCCCGCGCTCTCGTAATAACTGGGCGGTCAAAGACATGCAGATACCGAATGATCACCGGCTAATCCACCGCTCCACCTATCTACAGGTGCCGCCTGAGTGGTTGGGCAAGGCGTTTTTAGACGAGGCGGAGTTTCTTAAGGAAATTAATCCAGACGCTTATAGACATGAGTATCTGGGAGAGTCTATTGGCATTGGTGGGTTGGTGTTCGAAAATGTGCAGCTGCGCAGAATCATGGACGAGGAAATTTACGGCAAGGATGACGGTCGCGGAAATAAAATTGGTGGCTTCGATCATGTCCTGCACGGTCTCGATTTTGGATATTATCCTGATCCGGCACACTATGTCCGTTGCCATTATGATGCGGCACGATTGACGCTGTATATTTATGGCGAGGTGCGGGCGTGGAAAGCCTCTAACCGGAGGATATACGATCTAATGACTTCCGCCGGACTAAGGTCAAGTGATACGCTGATATGTGATAGCGCCGAGCCAAAATCGATTGCCGATTTGCGCGAGTACGGCGCGGCTGCCAGGGGTGCAGAGAAGGGACCGGATAGTGTGCGTTACTCGATCAAGTGGTTGCAATCTCTCAAGGCAATCATTATCGATAACCAACGCTGCCAGCACACCGCTGAGGAGTTTTTAAATTACGAGTACGAGCAAACTAAGGATGGTGAGTATATCTCTGAGTATCCTGACAAAGACAACCACGCCATCGATGCAACGAGATATGCCACTAACATGATCTGGCGGCGGAGGGGACAGTAATGTTTGCGAAAATGATTAACTGGATTCGGGAATGGGTGAGAAAAATGTTAAATAAACAGTCGATAAAACAGGCCATTGGTTCGGATATTGCCATTAGCGACCCGATGGTAACGGCATTAGAGCTGTGGTCAAGGATGTACGTCAATGACGCGCCATGGCTTACCGAGTATGTAAAGTCACTCAACCTTCCGGCGGCAGTAGCGGGGGAAATATCTCGCCTGGTAACGTTGGAGCTTGACATCACCATCGAGGGGTCGCAACGCGCCGACTATCTGGCGGCGCAGTTTAAGAAGGTTAGCGATAAACTTAGAGATGTGATTGAGTATGGAGCGGCTAAAGGTGGTTTGGTATTTAAACCTTATGTGGACGGCAAGGATATTAACGTTGATTTCGTTCAAGCCGATCAGTTTTTCCCAATTAATTTTGACGCAAACGGCAACATTACATCATGTGTATTCGTTGACCAGCGCAAACAGGGCGATCATTACTATACACGCCTGGAATCCCATGAAATGACAGACGCTGGCGTTATTGTAAAAAACATGGCTTATCGTTCCAGCACTAAGGATATTTTGGGCAACCAGGTTCCGTTGACAATGGTTGAGGATTGGAACGGGTTGGAGCCGGAGGCCACCATAACCGGCATAGATAAACCCCTGTATGCCTACTTCCGCTATCCTCTGGCTAATAACATCGATCCGGCCTCCCCCTTGGGCGTATCCTGCTACTCGCGTGCCATTGACCTGATAAAACAGGCGGATCAACAATGGTCGGATTTGCTCTGGGAATTTGAGGCCACCAAGGCCGCTATTTTTGTTGATGTGTTGGCGTTTGGCAAAGACACAGATGGTAAGCCTATCTTGCCGAATAAACGACTTTATCGCACATTAGAGACAGGTAGTGCGGAAGGGGATTTGTTTAAGGAGTGGGCGCCGACTATGCGTGAGCAGAATATTCTAAATGGTCTTGACGCCATCCTTAAAAAAATTGAGTATAACTGTGGGCTTGCCTATGGAACGCTATCTGATCCACAAATGGAAGCAAAAACAGCCACAGAGATAAAGACCAGCAAACAACGGTCTTATGCGACCGTGGTAGATGTCCAGAAGTCCGTACAAAAGGCACTAGACGATCTGCTGTATGCAATGGACACCTGGGCTACGCTGTCTAAGCTTGCCCCTAAGGGCGTGTACACAGTTACCTATGACTTTGACGATTCCGTCATCGTGGACAAGGATGCCGCGTTCCAGCAGGATTTGAGACTGGTTCAGCAGGGTATCATGTCGCCGGTAGAGTTCCGCATGCGCAACATGGGCGAGGATGAGGAGACGGCCAAGGCGAAAATTGCCGAAGTAAAAGCTGGGCAAGAAGCTTTCTTTGAGAATGAGGAATGATATGCCGTGGAAAATCATAAAACAAAATAATAAATTTTGTGTGGTAAAGAAAACAGATAATAAAGTTTTAAAATGCTATTCCAGTGAAAGCGATGCAAAGAAATACTTATCTGCACTTTATGCCAATGTTGAGGATAGCATGCGGGAAGCGGCGGGATTGAAACGCAAGAAAAAATAACTTATGCTGACATCTGATTATCTTGATGTTCTGCCATCGACTGTTTTGGAACTCTACGAACGCTACCAGCAGTCTGTGATCAATGACATTGCTAAGCGGTTGGCTGGTATATCCTACGCGTCTGCTGCGTGGCAGGTACAACGTCTGTCAGAATCCGGCGCATTGTATGATGAAATTCTAAAAAAACTATCTGACCTAACTGGAAAGTCTGAACGGGAACTAAAAAAAATATTTGAAAAGGCCGGTGTTAAGGCCATGGCTTTTGATGACGCAATTTACAAGGCAGCCGGCTTTGAACCTGTTCCACTCAACCTGTCACCCGCAATGACCAATGTACTTAAAGCGGGTTATCAAAAGACCTCTGGTATTCTTAGAAACCTAACTCTGACAACCGCCATAACCGGTCAGAATGCGTTTATAGAAGCGTCTGACCTGGCCTATATGCAGGTAGTAAGTGGAGCGTTTTCGTATGATCAGGCAATCCGGGCGGCGGTAAAGGAGCTGGCAAATACAGGGTTATCGGTCATCAATTACGCAAGCGGCAGGCAGGATAAGTTGGATGTGGCAGTCAGGCGCACGGTGTTGACCGGCGTAAATTCCACGTGCGGGCAGCTCACCGAAAAACGATGCGATGACATGGGTATAGACCTAGTACAGACTTCCGCTCACCTGGGAGCGCGAAATAAAGGCGGTACTCCTGAGAACCACGAGATGTGGCAGGGGCGCGTGTTCTCGCGTACTGGGCAGGGGGATCCCAAATTCTACCAAATTAACCGCCAAGGAA